ATAAATGTATCCAATAAGATATGCTAAGTAAGGCAGGAACGATGTCTGAATATCGTCAATACTATATAATGTATCAATATTAGAAATATCGGTGCTAACTAAAGAAAGTCCATACGCAAGAACATCTATAATGATCTCTCTTTCTGACAGAGGTATCAGTTCTAGATAGAAACTAGGAATGTAGTTTTGTATTAAATTGATTATCTTTTGTTTTTCGATTGGTTGACTACTACTCATTTTTATTTATCCTAACAAATAACTTTATGAAGTAAACGCATACGTAACATTAATAACGCCTTTAGTCCAAATCTCGAACTCATCTACTTCAACGTTTCTTATTAACATGTCTCCAGTTGTTAGCTGACTTGTTCCATTTTCTTTAATATCAGTTATATAAACAAAATGAACTCCAGTAATCTGTCTAAGCCCTCTATAGATATCAGATATATATAATGGAGTATAGAAGTCATTATTGTCTGGATTAAAGAAATTATCGATAAATGAGTTAACACCATCAACGATAAGATCTGATCTATAACCTTTTGTGATATTGATATTAATATCCATATCTACTATTTTAGTTTGACCATCAAAAATATTTAACTCATCAGTCATTTGTTTAAATCTCTCTAAGAAATTTTTAAGAGCTGCCTTGAGAGTTGAACTCGCGGGAACTAATGAACTATTATCGCCTTCAGCAAGAACATAAAAGTCTATATAGTTCGCTGAACAAGGATACGCTTTACCATTTTTGTTTGTTCCAATTGAATATTCTAACTGTAGCAAATCATAAGCGTTATTTACAACATTAATTACTTTCAATGTATACGTAGGCTTATGTTCATCTAAAGCTATAACTGGACATTGAATCTGATACAACTCAGGAGAACCAGAAACTTCAAACCCTAATAATCCGTATGCTGAATTAGCAACACTTTCAATCTTAAACGGACTAGATGATAAATCTATATCTTTTAACGAGACGATTTCAAGGAAATATTTATCTTCAAGAACATCATGATATTTAAATGCTCTAAATTGAACTAAATTAGTATTAGTTCCAGTGTTAATGCTAAGATTAATGTGATCTATAACTTCATCTAGTGTGTGAGTGATTTGAGCAAATGCTATTTGATAAATTACTCCGCCATAGTTAATTTTAAATTGATCATTTGAACCAGAAAATAAGAATCCATTATCAGTTTCTGATACAGTCCCTAAAAATCTATAATGATCATTAACATATTTCTGCATAGAGAAATTAGGAATATCGTCTGATACTAAATAGCTTTCTATTTTAAGATTAAAGTCATCTATTAATTCATCTAAAGTAATATCTGTTCCTTCAGTAAATGCTATAGATATTTGTGACCCATTAACTAAAAGTCTAACTATCTCATTTGTATAATCAATCGTATACGGGCCAGAACTTCCACAATATGCAGCTAAATAAGGTCTAAGCGTCGCAATAGCTTTACTGATACTTCCATTAGTTGAATCAGAGTAACCACTAGCAAATATAGAATAGTCTTCACCCGTTACTGTTCTTACTTGCGTTTTAGAATACTTAGGAGCATATTTTTTAGCGTGCTCAATTGATTCTTCATCACTTCCACCCGTTGTTGAAGTAATATTCTCAAACTTAACTGTAACTGTATACCCATTTAATTCAAAAGTTTGCGTTTCATTAATAGCTCCCTTTGAGAGATTCCCCCTAGCTCCTCCACCATATCTATAATCAACTAAAATTTCAGCTCCAGCAGGTGGAATTGCACCAAACGTATTGTCACCAAATCGTAATGTCGCAATATTTTCTTCATCGTATTTTACTTCAAAACTTCTTGTCGCACCATTTTCGTATGCTAAATTGTCTACTTTAGTGTATTGAACGCCGTTGACTAATATAGACGTAATACTGTCATCAAGAACATCAGGATTAGCTAATGTATATTCTTGATTTGAAGATGAATTAATATCAGCAGTAAATATATCTTGTTGACTTTGACCTTCTATCATCGCGGCATATATAAATTCACCAATTGCAGTTCCAGATGGTATGATAATACTACTTGTTCTATCTTCTACTGACTGATACGTTTCAAAATACATTGAATCACCCGAGTCATCTTCTGTAGTAAGAACAAGAATATTATCAGCAGAACTTATAGTAAGATCTACTGTTAATTCATTACTTATATTCAATAATTGATCTGCAGCATTAACTAAAGTGCATTTTACTTCACCAGATGCAGCTGATTGACGACCAAGTCTATAATCAACTAACTCTAATATGTCAATAATTGACTTTTTTGTCTTTGCAGTAGGCAAGTAGTTTTCATTAGCATTATAATCAGCTCTTTGACTTTGAATATCACTAATGTATGCTAACACATCGATGATCATAACTGCTGTATTAGATTCAAGAAAGTCATTCTGTTCGTCAGGATAAGTATCTTTGATATATTGAACAACAGCTGCTTTTACTGTATCAAAATCTAAAGCAGAATAATCTATTTTGCTTAGTTCTGGAAGAGGACTAATTTGTCCTACGTTTAATGCCATATTTATTCTCCCTTAATTTTTAACCTGATAATGAATAGTCTAATTTTTCAACGTCTCCACCAAAATCTCTTAATCTTACTACTAGCTGTATTCTAAGAGTCTCTTCTTGATGCTCGAATATAATGTCCATAATATCGACGCCCGGTTCCCATCTATTAACTTGTTCAATAATTTTAGACTTTAATATCTCTTCAAGAATTTCATCGTTTGGTTCAAAGACGTATAGTTCAAGACCTACTCCAAATTCAGGCAAATTAACTCTTTCGCCCGGTTTAGTCATCATAATAGCATAAATAGAATCACGAATTAAGTTCTTATCTGCAACAGGAGTAAAGAAGCCTTTTCTAGATGCTCCCATGTTAGCTCCAATTCCATAATAACGTCGTGCCATATTTATGCTCCTTATTCTACAAAAACAGTTGGACTACCATCATTTATTTTTGCTCCACATCCCGCTGTAGCACCCACTGTGATAACTAACTTTCCATTAACATACGTTTTAACTGCTACGGGTGTAATAGCAGTTCCACCATGACCAAGTAAAGGACAAAGATGTATAGCTCCGTCAACTGCAACTGGTATACCATTTGCAAGAACCGTATCATCTGCATTCGTATCTGTGATTGATCCGCCATGATCACTAGGGTCTCCTAGTCTTGCTATTTTTGCCATATTATATCCTAATCGTCAAATGGAACGCCTAATTTTTCAAGAAATGGTTGTATCTTTCTATATGGAGTTTCTTTACCATTCGTTGTCCATGCTCTTTTATATCCACTATCAGTTACTTCAATAGCAATTTTTCTGTAATTTCTTCTTACTCTCTTCTTAGGTATAATATAGTAAAGTGTTGCCATTCTATCAACATAGTAGTCTTTAAATAAATTAGCATCTTTAGTTGCAGCTGTGCACCATTTAGCTCCAGATCCGTATTTACAGCTTGATCTTACTGTTTTAGGCTTTATAATTATTACTTTGTCATTTTCGAATACTGTTTCTGCGTCTTCAGCACTAATTCTTTTCTTATACTGAGTTTTAGATTCTACATCTATGTATTTTAAAACAACAGCATTAAGAGCTTCAAGAGAATCATACTTGTTTATATCTCTCTCTCCTACTGCTAATCTATTATTCTGAGACAATTCGTCAAAATCATCTATAATATCATACGCTTCAATATTTTTTATACCACTCTTAACATACATTCTAGCCATCCAGTCAATATACTTATTTGTATCTGATGGATCTTTATCTAGCAATTCGACGAATTCGTCTTGAGTCATTTTACCTGTATCGACATATGCTTTCTTAACTTGTTTCTTACCTTCTGTTAAAGTATAAATACGATTTATTTTTCTTAAAATCTTTTTTAGCATATTATTTGTCCTTTCACTTCAGATACAGATCTAACATATTCTTCACTAAACCCGTCTCCATTCGGCCCAGGATTATCTTTACAATAGAAGTTACCCTTAACAACTTCAGGAGCACCATTTAGCGAAGTTAATTTATTATCAACACAAAAAAAGTCAAATGTAACTTTTTTCGGGAAATGTTTAAGAGCTGTTAAATCGTTTTTTGAAACATCTATATATCCTTCAACAACATTGATACTTCTCAATGGAAACGTGTCCATTTCATATTTCTTCATTTTACTATCTAGATCAATATCCCCTCTGTAAACTCCATTTTTCATATTAGCTCTAAGCTTTTCAATAAATTCATCTTTTTCTGCCATAAACTGCTGTCTTATTCTTTCTTGTTTTTCGTCGGGAGCAGCTGGCTTAAAAATGTCTTCAATTAATTTTATTATCTTTTTACTCATCTTATTTTTCCTCCTAATATATATTTATTATCTAGTCAGATATTTCTTAGTATGTAGCGTTAGTATTCTCTTTTTAATTTCTATCTTTTCATGTAGAGAATCTTTATCTGATCTACTTTTTGAAGTAAGCCCAGATATGTTCAAATCTCCAACTGATGTAGGTATTGATCCATTTGCCATATCTCTATGCTTTTTGTATTCACCAATTTCCTCTTTTGATTTAAACGGTTGATATCCAACACTTTTACCAATTCTATTCTTCATAGTGATCATAATTTGATAATCATCCCACTTAAGAAGACCCAGGTCTGTTAACATATCCATATAGCCAAATGACAACTTATCATTATAGAATAACCAAGCTATTTCGTCGACTAAAACATAAGTAGAACAATAACTTGATATTTTCTTTAATGAGTCATAAGAAATTAACCCTTCATGATAATCAATCATTGAATTAACAAGCGTATAGACATCCCTACTTTGATAGATGTTGACTTTATTATTCTCATACTCTAACTGAGATAACTTAGCTTCAAGCATGTTTAGTTCAATCTCATCTTCGTCAGTCCATTGAAGCTTTTCTACTTCTGGAGTAGTAACAGTCATTTCAGCATTAGTTTGTTTCTCTTGAGACTTCAACTTCTTTACATTTTCATCTATTTGTTTTTGAGTTTCTTCATCAGAAACAGTTGCTTCTGTAAGCTTTACAGCTAAAGCACTTCCTAAACCAACTCCACCCGTTATCGGGAGCGAATTTAATATCTGTTTAGGATCTTTTATGTTATCATTTGTTGATACTTTAACTAGCTCTAGTTTATCCTTCTCAGGTATCATCGTAAAATTATTAATAGCTAATTTTTTAGCTTTTATATTTTTTACTAATGTAGATGCTATACCAGGTAATCCTGCAGCAGTTACTCCTGGAGGAAGACTTCCAGCAAGCGCTGTTGAGATATTTCCAGATGTTGGAGTTACTCCTTTAGCAAGAGAATCAATAATCACATTATTAAGAGTCACTTTGGAATCTTTTAATATGTTGACTGCTAATTGTTCTTGAGGAGCAAGACCCATAGTTGTTAAAGCTTTTCTAACTGTGCTTGTTGTAACAGCTGGTAACAGTCCCTTAGATACTGCTGTCACATTAGATGGCAACGCTGAAGCGACATTACTTGAAAGAGTATTAAAACCTGTATCTAATTGTAAATTACTACTAACTGCTGATAATTTATCTGAAATAGTTCTTAGCTGAGTATCTTCAGTTGCTTTCACAGTTTGCTGAACGATAGGATTTGAACTAGTAAAGCTAGATAGACTAGGTGAAAATAAAGTTTGCTTTACTAAATCTAATTGCGATTCGGGACTAACGAAATTATTATTAAAGAACGTATTTAACTGTCCACTATTAGCTACTCCAGCTGAAACAGCAGATTTAGTAGTTTCAACTAAAGTCTTCATGAAAGCATCTTTGATCAATGATGTATTATTAAACTGATCTTTACCAAGAAAAGCTCTCATTCCATCTACAGGATTATCTGTTACGACTGAAGTTGAAGCGTTAATAGCGCCATCTATGAATATAGATTTTATAGTATTCGTCTGAGTCTGAGATGTAAGCTTAGACATCTGAATAGCCAACACACCTACAATAGCTTTTTTAGAAGCATCTGTAAGACTCTTCATCATAAAATCTGATCCGGGTGTAATTGCCATATCTTATCCTAGTTTAAATTTATTGTTGCACCTGTAACTACAACGGGCCCTGCAACGTTTGCTGTAAGCCCACCTGCCACTGCAGCAGAAACATTTCCTGCGACTGTAGCGTCAATACTACCTTCACAGACAACAGTAGCATTACCACCTGCATTAACTAATATGGGTCCTATAGCGGTTATTGTAGTTGATCCTTGAATAGTAACATCTACATTTTCACCAACTTGAACAGTCCAATTACTTGTTATCAAATCAGTCTTATCGACTCCAACAATCTGAGTTTGATTGTTATCTATTCTAGTAGTCTCATTATTCCCTATATGAGTGATCCGATCAGTTACTATTTCTTCATTAACATGTTGATTAGAATAAACATTGATATTCTTAGTCTTTTGATCTACTTGAATATAATTGCCTGGAGTAATTGTTCCATCTTCATTCTTTATATCTGCATTTTTTATTAGAATACATTCTTGTCCTGGTTCATCTATAATATGAACTATTTGTCCAAGTCTAGTTGTGAATCTGATCCCTTCATTATGAACTGCAGATTGACCATCTTCTGGAGATCCCATATCAGATGTTCCAGTATCATCTATCTCAATGACGTGTCCTTTTTTAGACTTAATCAAAAGATTTCTGGGTTCTTGTCTATAATCTTGTAATACTGAATCAGTAGAATTATATGTTGATATTTCAGCAGTTTCTCTTTGAAGATCTATTTCAGCAATACCAGATGACTGATCATGAGAAATAAGGCAATTGTTTATGTTCTTTGGAACTTCTGTGTCTGATTCGTTGCCGTCATCATCATATACATCTCCATACCAAGTCCCAATGATAATAGGCAGATCAGGATGTCCATTTTCAAACATAACAAATACAGAACTTCCTACTGGAGGAATTATCATCGTTCCATAATTGTCTCCTCCGCCAAATAACTGTGAAACGTAGCCTAATGGTAGTTGATCTGGAGTTAAAGTTTCAGAATGTATATTTGGGACTCTTATTCTTACGTAGCCTATTTTGAAACTGTCGTTTGTTTTTTCAACAATCCCTCTATATGCTCCAAAAAGTTTTCCAAATCCTCTACCAGAAACAACTTGTCTTCTTATTCCTTCAGAAGACTCTCCTGGTAGCTCATAATATTTATCCATTATAATAACCTCTGAACAGTCTCGAATGAAGGTATTCTAAGCGAATCTCCACTTAAAGGCCATTCTAACAAACTGCTAGATTTGTTATTTGCTAGTGCGATTGCCCATCCAAGATAGACAGTTCCATAAAATTCTTTACTAATAAGATCTAATCTATATTCGTAAGGTCCTGTTACAGTAAAGTAGACGTCATCGCGAGACTTTTCAATTCTAGTAAGAGTAAATCTACTTACTCTTTTCTTACCTTCATCATCAGCATAGACTTCTGCATTTCTCATGAATCTAGAATTTTTATAAAATGTATCACTATTTTTCATGACTATCCTCTACCTACTCTAAGAACATAATTAAGTAAATTAATACCTAACGTTGTTAATAAGTTATAGTTACCATCTGCTCCAGCCTTAATATCTTCAGATCCTCTCGCATCATTGTAATCATAAGAAACAGCAAGCTGAATACTAGCTTTTGTATGAAAAGGGACAACACTACCACTTTCAACTGATTGAGCAGAACTCCACGTTGTCACTCTAGACTTTCCTTTTGCTTGTGTAGGCCCTTGATCTGGATTGACCCAAGGAGCTTCATACGTTATGTTAACTGCTTTAACAATACAAGGAACTCCAGTGTATAATTGACCAAAGAAAAATAATACTTTTTGCGCAGGCATATACCCTGTTGAAGTTGCTCCATAATACTGAGGATAAACTAATGATTTTATTTTATTTAAGTTTTCTCTAATAAACTCCCACGAACCAATAGTTCCAGTTCCACCGTATTGATACCAATAATAATCTAGCTCAAATTGTATTGATCTTTCATCACTTCCAGTATATGCTCGTAAAGGCTCTGATCTACCCAACACTTGTTTAGAACTATATGTAGCATTCTTACCATCAGTGATTGACTGAGGAGGAGCTTGAAACTTAATTGTATCTCCAGTTATTCCATTTCTATCTAGAATAACTAAAGCTGCTCCTGTAACTTCTCTTTGATGTAATTTAGTCATATCTTATCCCATCTTATACTGGCGTCATAAATTGAACAGCGGGTTTCATTGCCATTGTTTTTGGCATTGCTCTACTTAAAGTTGCATTTAATCTTTCGCTTGATTCAGCCATTCGCGTCATCTGTGCAGTCATTTCTGCATTTTTATCTACATTTACTATATTATTATTAATATTTTCATTTAATGCTTCAGTAGCTCCAACTCCTTCAGCAGCTGTTGTTTGAGCTGCAGTAGCTCCAAGTCCTGAGAGATCTCCTCCTTCTGTTTTAGAAACAGTAGTAAGTTCTGCTTGAGCTTGAACAGAAGCAGTTTTAAAGAACTTGCCAACCATAGGAAGAGTTGCTAATGCACTTAAGATACTAGCTTTAATTGCTGGACCAATTTTTTTAAATTTTTCTATGATTGTTGGAACTAATCCAGCAAACCCTGCAAGCATCATTGGAAAAACTTGTTGTATACTCCACCATAAAACTCCGATTGACTCTTTCCAATTAACAAACATCGTTACGACTTTAGCGACTAAGTCGATTATTCCTGCTAAAACGGCTGCAAAAATTTGTATACCCATAATTAATGGGCCCGTAATTATTTTTACTAAAAACTTTAACGTTTCTCCTAACCATCTGAAATCGCTTTCACCTTGTCCTAATTTCTCAAATAAAGGAGCAAATGCTTCTCCTAAACCCTTAAATGCGTCTTTTACAATAGCTAACGCTCCTGATAGAGGGGGTATTACTGTATCAAGAAAGAACTTCCAAGTATCAGTAAGTATACCAGTCTTTTTATCGAATGCAATTAATTGAGCAACTAATGCCCCTATGAGAGCTGAAACACCTAGTATGACAGCTACTCCAGCGTAAAGAGGAGCAAGAAAAGCTGAAGTTGCTACTGCAGCGATTACCATCCAAGTTGCCCACCCCATTAATGCAGCGACAATAAGAGTAAGTGATATTAAAAATCCACCCATGAACGCCTTCACCCATTTACTTTCTTGAGCCCACGTTGCAAATTTTTGTGCAATTTCACCAATCATATTCATGAACTTAGCAAATACTTTTGTAACGGGCATTAAAGCCATACCAATCATACCAGTAAATATACCCATAGCTCTTTTTATCTTACTCATGCCTTCGCCAAAACCAGCCCAAGCTTCAGTTAAAGATTGTTGAGTTTCTAATTGTTTAACCATAGCATCTGTTTGTTCTTGCGTTTGTTTCCCTAATTTTGTAAACTCATCAACTGTAATTCCTAATGTTTCAGCATACATCTCTTGCATGAATACGTTATCACCAGCTTGTTTATAGTAATCTTGAGCAACTGAAGTAAGATTCTTATACATATCTGCAGCTTTAGGTAAATCTCCAGTTGTAAGAGCTTTATTCATATCTCCTATACTGTATCCCATTTTAGTCATAAGGAAAGAGTTTTCCATCCACATCTTAGGATTAGAAAGACTTTCAAGCAACTTACCAGTCGTTTTAGCAGAGACACCCGTTTTAGATAGCATTGCTCCAAACTTCTGGACTTCTTTAACTGAATCAGCTATACCTTGTGTAACATCTCCCTTAGCATATGAGAATAGAGCAAGTGCAGCTGATTGAGTAGCTGCGAATAATCCCTGAGCTTCTCTAGCAGACATCTTAAATGTTTTCTGTAAATGAACAAATGAAGCCATAGTTTCTGATGCAATACCAGTAGCTTCAGATCCAAACTTACTTAATTCAGATGTATATTCTGCTACTTCACTCTTACCTAGTCCAGTCATTTCAGCGAAAATATGCATTTCAGCAGCCGCTTTTTGTAATTCTTCAGCGCTGCCCTTGAAACCAACTCTTGAAAACTCTCTTAAACTATCCATAGCATCATGAGCTAATATACCAAATGCTGCAAAACTTTGTTGATAACCTTCTAAGAAAGTAGCACCACTATCTCCAATTGCTCCCATTTGTTGAGATAATTTAGCAATATCATCCGATATTTTTACATACATCGTTACAGCAGCTACAGTTAGAACAGCGAGTGTTTTAACTAAGACTGGACCTAACTCCATGATCTTCTTTTGCATCTTTTCAGCTTTACCTTGAAGAGAATTTAGAGTTTCGCTAGCTGTTTCTCCCTTGAGAATCATCTCAACTGAAAGTGCATCTTGTGCTTTAATCCCAGGTTTTGCCTCTGCCATAATTAACTACCTTTTTTAGCTTTAATATCATCTTCAAGTCTGAATCTCCATTTCACAAGCCCTAATGAAGTTATAAATTCATCTTGACTTATATGGTGACTGACTTTCTCTACTGCGTAATTACCACTTAACATATCCATTAACTGTCCATCATTTTTATAAATGTTTAGTTCTAAAAACGATTGCATCTTTATATCTTTAAAATCTAATCCGGGATCTCCTAATACATTAAGAGTTGCTTTTAATGTAAAGTTCTGTAATGTATTGATAAAGTAGTTTTCATAGTTAGCCATATCTTGAGAGCTATAAGAAGTCCCTTTACCAGATGCTGGCATTTTTACTGCTGTCTGAATGTTCTTGCTTTCTTCATCATCTTTTTCACTAAAAAACTTCTCCCATTTCTTCTTATCCCTTGCCATTATGGGATTACTGCTACCTTGTCCCTGAGCTGTTGTATTAGCTGGAGCAGCCTTACTAGAATTATCTACTGTTTTACTTTTTATATTTTGTCCTAAGAACTTTACTAAATTAGGGATATCAAAACTAACAGTATTAATTATGCTAGACTCTCTACCAGTAAAATAGTTGTAATTACCTAAGAAGTTAGCAGCATCTAAACTTTCAGCTTCTCTAAAGATAGTAATTCTTGGTCTCATTCTATCTCCAGATCGATAAAAACTGTCAATGTAATAATTTACTTTTCCAGGAACGCCATTGATCCATATCATCTTTATCAATTCTTCTAATGTGTCACCATTCATCTTATTATTACACATGTATGGCTGTTTCTCAAAATATTGAGTGTTCTTAGTATCAAATTGATTAGTATCGAACGATCCATCTTCTTTTACACCAAAAGTCCAATTAAGATCTATATCAATATCTCTAGCAAATAATTTAAGTATAACCCAAGGATATCCAAAGTATGATTTATCAGAGTTGTTTAGTAGCTTAAAGTTCTCTGAAAACATATTCTTTCCTTCTAAATTAAGCTCAACTCCTACTTCTGAAAGTTGTAAGTCTATTGTATCAAAGAAAACTATATGTGATCTTGAAAGTATCTGCCTTGTCTGATCATATCCAGATCGTAGAGTCCCTTGTCGTGTTGCACCAGTTTCTCTATCTAAAAATGTTCCAGGATTTCTCCTAGCATCAGTTGCGTTAGCCCATATCTTACTTAGAGCTCCTGCAATAGAATTATCTTGCCAACCGAATGTCATTAGGAAATTTATCTGAGGTGAGCCTGAATTTATGAATGTTTGAGCTAATAGTCCATCTAATAGCCAATCATATTCAAGATCAAAGAGGTTTAATTTGACCTTACCAAGTCCACCTGCACAATAGTCAATACTAAAATCACTTATATAGTTATAAGGTATTTGATAAACATTTTCCCTCCCTGGAACTAATCGTCCATCAGGAGTCATTTGTGCTAATGTTATATAAGGTCTTAGTGGCGTTTGATTACTTAATGCCATCTTTTTTATACTCCTTAATCTATCGTTTTATCAGGCCAAATTTCTTTTTCAACTTCCATTAGTTGATCACATTCGGCACACAAAACTTCTTTAACGTAATATTCGACTCTTGTCAGATAGATTCTTTTTTCACATTTTTCGCAGATATATGTAATATCGATTCTTTTTTTAATTTTTATATCGTGCATGGCCCTAGAACATTAAATCTCATCCAATCAGAGATTATAATCTCTCCTTGAGGTAAGTTCATTTTAATTCTCATTTTATACGAACCGTCTTGCCAACCTGTTGTATCTATTCTAGTTTTTAAATCAAAGCCTCTATTTAGATCAACTGGAGTCCAATCAACGACTTGATTTCCTCCATACGTCGCTATATAATATTCAGCTTCAGTTATAGGTAGAACATAAAGAACTTTATCTGGAGTTTCATATCTAGGGATAGGTTCTACATTAATAACCATATCTCTGATCTCACCATTATTAAGTTGTTTATTCGCTAAGTTGAACGTATATTTATAATCTGCAAATCCACAATCAGTAAAATAGTTTTCTGGATAGACAATAAAACAACATGTATTATCGGGAACAAATACGGTTCCGCAACAAGAAGTTCCTGAAACTATTGCTTGCATATATGAAATATTAGGAGCATAATGCCATACATCTTGATAGAAGTTATGTAGCACTCCTTCAGAGATAAAGCTGCCTGGAACAAGATATGTAATTTTATATGTTCCAATACTTTCTCTTTCTATCCCGTCGATAGCAGTTGCATCAATTCTAAGTCTACCACCATCGTCAGAAGCTAAAGCGTTATAATTAGCAGTAGCTAAGTCTCCGTTGATTGAATTAACTATATTCGTTATTGTATTCAATCCTGGATTAAGAGTAATAATAATTGGATCATCATAATTTACGCTAATTTTAATTGTATCATTTAATCCAGCAGTAATAGTAAATGGTCCTGTTTGAGACCCAATAACATAAGCGGGTTCTTGTCCCATACCATTATATGTTGTTATCGTAATACCAAGATCATCTGCAGCATTATTAGGTGGATTCTTTACTATTAGATTATGAGCAGCTCCATAGAAATTAGATCTAAGTCTAACTGTTCCTTCATACTTATCAGCGACTCCAAGAGTCCATTGACTATTAATCGTTCCAACTATGTCATCGACGCTAGAATTTGGAGATGGAGGGAGCGTAATGATCTCGGTAGATCCATCTACCTCTAAATTAAGCTGATCATTAACGCCCGTCATAATAACAAACGGTCCTTCATTTGTCCCTCTTGCTGTAGGTTGAAAGCCAAATCCAGTAGTTCTATATCCAGCAACACCACCCATAACAAAGATAACTCCGTATAATGGAGATGCAAATGTTACTTGAACTTGATCATTATTTAATACAGTAATTGTATCTGGAAATATAAAGTTGTAATTTTCATCATAGACAACTACTCTAGGATCGTCATCATTTAAGTTATGCGTTACTGTAACGTTAGATGATCCAGCAACAACTTGTTCATACTTAGATATTGTATACTGAGTTCTAGAACAAAACTCTTCTGTTCCATAGATCTTTACTGTTCCACTTTGTGGTATAGAAAAAGTAAGTCTAATAGTATTTTCATCTATTGAAATAATATTATCTGGCTTAATGACTTCTGGATTAACAGAATCGTCGTAGACAATAACGTTAGGATATCTGTCAGTTAAGTTATGAGTAATAAGAAAATCAGTCTCATTTACAAAGCTTTGTTCATATGCTAATACTCCAACAATAAGAACTGTTTCCGCCCCCGCTACCAATCCTAATTCATCATACGCGTCATTAACAATATCATAAATAATCATTTGACTACCATAGATAGTATCTTTCAATAATTCTGGGACTTCAGGATCATACGACCCTTTCCATATTTCAATTTTGTCTATGCCATAGGGATCATATAAGCTCCCATTATTATAGAAAGAACGCTTAAGGATTACATCGTTAAACACCCTAGCATTACTTCTTTCATATTCAGCCATATTTATTACTCCTCTTTATTATACTCCCTTTATCCTATTAGATAGAAACTTTAGAAATTCGCTCCAAGTATCTTCATACGGGTCGAAATCATAACTCATCACGTCACTTGCGTTTCCGCCCCATCTTTTATCTAGATACACTACTATTTTATCAAAAATATCATCGTCATCACCAGAGCCTTTACGTAGTTTACTAACAAGCGGTTTTAATATCTTTATATCTCTATCTGTAATTGAATCGCTCGCAATACTCTTAGCGTCTACAGTTTCCCACGGGTTGTAATCAAATTCTTTTACATATATTTCTTTTAATTTTTTAATACCTAACTTACGATTCGAAATATATAAAATATCAGTCCCGCTATCATCTTGCCCTGTCTCCGCGCTAACACTACCAACGTAAACACCGAATGACTTTAAAGCTTTAACAAGTTTTTCTACATTTTCATCTACTGTATCAACGTAAACTAACTTATATTGTGGACTTTTAGCTTCAAATAACTTATTTATCTCTTCAGTAAATTTCATTACTTCCCTCTAGCCTTCTTTATGTCGTCATTTTCTTTCTTGATCTGTTTCTCAGTTCTTCTTATAAACCAAATACGTTCTTCAGTAGACATTAGCTCTGTATCTTGAAATGAAAACTTTCCAAAATACTTAAGTATAAACTGCTGTTCTAAGAGATTATTGAACTCTCTATTTATCTCTTCTACTGGGAGAGTAGCGAAAGAAGCCCTCAGATAGAGGGACCTCGCTTTCTATATCTACACCACAACTCGGACATGATTCTGTAATTGTTGTGTTGATACCACAAGTATTTTCTTCCATATCTTGTCTTAATGCCGCACTATCTCCAGCCATCATTGATTCTATAAAAGATCGAATTTGAACTCTATCTGTAATATCATCAACTGAAATAACTTGTAACAAATATCTTTCTGTTAATGAGTTGTCAATCTGATCTGCTCCGTAGTTGTTAAGCCTTCTTTGTCTTTCTTTTAGGACAGCGATCTCATCCTTACCTCTAGCCAATCTGTATTCGACTGTATGACCAGAAATAGGAAGCTTAAAGGAAATAGGTTCTTCAAATCCATCATCAAGATAGATCGTTCCTAGTTCGTTTAAATCTATATTTGAATTGATGTTTGTATCACAATTAGGACACTTAAGTTTGAACTCATAGTAAGCTCCATACGATATACATCTTAAGTGATACAGTAGAAAGCTTCTATCTCCACTCAATAGTTCATGGGTATCAATGTCATCTTTCTCAATACAATTCTTTAGTATCATATCAATAGACTTACCCTGTTTAGCAAGTCTAGCAGTGGCCATAATTTTTTCTTCCTTAACAGTCATAGGCCTTACTGAAATTCTACCTTCTTCATCTACCCATCCTTCTGGATAAAGTAAGCCTCTGCTTGGTAGTTGAACTAATTCAAAAGCTGGCCCTGTGAAAAAGGGTTCAGCTTTTTTAGTTTCTGTTACAGCTTTTTTCTTACCTGTCATTTTAATCTCCTTGTGTTATTTTTACACCGTTAAAGCTACCAGGTAGCGACTAGCACTACCTGGCAATAATTTTTCATTAAGCATCGTTGTCAATAAGAGCTTTATCAATTCTCATTGTTACAGCAACTTGAAGAGTTTCTGAATTACCATAATCAAGACCTGTTGGACTATAATTAATAGACTCAGGGAAGCATCCAATAAGCTTCCAAGAAAGACTATTCTCTCCAACGCCATCCATCATAGTAAGAACACAATCTCTTTTATATCCTGCTGCGCCACCACCTTCAGCGGGTAACATAGCATTTGTTGTTGGATCATATACTAGATTCCCCCACGCTTCAACAAGTTCAGAAGCCCAAGGGCCACCTTCAGATGGCTGAGCATCATACATCGTAAATTCAATAGCTTCATATTCTGGCTTACCAGCAAGATAGAACCTATCATTGAAGTGATGAACTTGAACTCCAGTAGTTGTTACTTTTGGTCTAGAACATGTTAGTAATACTAGCTTAAGATCTTTGAAGTTATCTTCTCCTCCACCAATCGTAAGCTCCCATCTAAATTGTCTTAATGGTTCAAATTTGTAACCCTTCTCTTCTGGTTTAAACCCTTTGTATTCAGCTGGCATTTTTTAATCCTCCTGTGATTTGTTTTTTATCTAAAATTATATGTTAATAGGTGTAAATAGCTATTACACCTTGATCATATATATTTATTAAACTAATAACTAATTTGAACGCAAAAAAAAGCTATCACCTTTTATAGCATGATAGCTTTTATGTATTATTTTTATTTAATTTAGATATTTATATTGATTAAATGTCTGCCTTTTTAATTAGTTTGTAAAGCTCTCCATCTAGAAGAGTATTCGTTACTTTTAACACTTCTTTGATCTGAGCGATATTCATTTCTTTCTTGCCACCTTCATCTACTGAGACTTCTTTTGCAAAGTCATTAATCTTCATTCTTCTCTCCTTTTTTCTTAGGTTTCTTGCTTTTGATTCCAGTTCCATCACAATACGGACAAAGCTCATCATTTACTCTTGTAGTCTTGATACCTGTTCCTTCACAGTAGATACAACCTTCTTGATCTTCTACCATAATTCGTCCTTTTCCTTTACAGTAAATGCATTTTTCGTCCATTATATCACCCAACTATATTAATATCAAATATCGATATTTGTTAAATTTTTAATTATCTCTCGCAGCAATTTGATTGATAACGATGTTCTCGAGTGTTTGCTGCCTCATGTCTTGACGTTGCTGAACCTCGCTCTGGACTGCAATGTATTGTGCAACAGTGTTAGAGAGAGTATCAATACCACCTTCGTTCTCTTCTATCTTAACTTCAACATTTTCTACTTTTTTAGGAAGTTCGATATACCCTCCCATATAAGCTATGACGCCCAAAACTACTATTAAAAACCCAATCCAAAATTTTATATCTTTAAAGAGATTCACGATTCCTCCTTGTATATTTGGTGGAGCTGGTGAGAATTGCACTCACGTCCTGAAAGTCTAAATTAAGACTTCTACAAGCTTAGACTCAAGAGTCTCATTACTAGCCTGGTTTCCTCTAATGAGTCGTTTGTCACCGGCAGGGTATAAGATGTTTTTGTTTACTGGTATAACATCAACCTTTAATTTCCAGACCTTACGCTTCTTTGAGGTCTTATATCGGGGTAAGGCTCCTCAATAGACCTTTGCTAAGCTGCTAGAGCTAGCGGTTGAAACTTTGCGTTTATACGCTGCATACATTTATTTAAGTGTGCCAAGTATACATCACACTGCTTGCTTCTCTTAACTATCAAAAATCAGTCGAACCTATTCAGCCCCAATATATTTATTAGCTATATAACTTTTTTATGTCCTCTAAATCCACACCCTATTCTGCTGTTGTGAATAAAATATCCGTCTTTTTCCCAAGATGGTCTATGACAACAAGGACATTCTCCTACTTTAGCACCACACTTACAAAAGTCTTCCGTAATTTCAAAGATAAACCATCTCTTGCCTTCTTTTATCTCCAATAATTCATTACAGTGTGGACAAACGTGACCTTCATAGATCCATTCTTTCTTATCTTTTTTCTTTTTTCTTTTTGCTCTACGCTTTTGAGGTTCATCTTTGATTTCTGGAATGTTTGTGTGCTTCTTTGTATACGGTCTAGGATGACCCCAGTTGCCTCCAGCTGCTTTCTTGTCCTTATTATTTGCTTTCTCTCTTGAAAATTCCATAATAAATCCTTTTATTGTGGACAATCTGGGATTCGAACCCAGCTGTAATCCTCCGTGCAAGGGAGGCGACCACCCCAAGCAGTCCCATCGCCCTTATTCGTCCCAACCTTCTTCTTGTTCATACCATAGATCAAAGTCGCCATTTATCTTGACGAAATGGCCTCGTTCTCTACTATCTTTGACGTATCCTGTAAATTGATATGAATATTCTCCACTCTCTACGATTTTGTCTTCTGTTTGAGTCCATCCAGTCATATCCCAGGGAACTTGTTCTGTTGTAACACACCCTGAAAGTAAAAGAAATACACAAATAAAAGTAATACAAATAACTATAAGTATTTTAATATTCATCTTTGACTCGTTTCTGAAGTTCTTTCATTTTATCTTTCAATACTCCTTGAAGCATTCTTATTTGAGCTCTTAGATCTTTAAGAGACCAATCTCGATATTGGCGTCCGCATCTACAAGGAGTATCCCAACATTTTTCACAATCAAACATACTCATAGTATTCTCCTATTTCCAGAATATTACAGCGCCACATTTCTTACATTGTTCCCACAAAGATGGCCAAGATCCTTTTTCTTCCCAGTTGTGTTTTTTACTATCTTTACACTTAGAATCTTTTATTTTACAAGCTTTATCTGCAGAAGCTCCTGAGCTATAACCATCAGACATTTTATCTCCTTAAAAATGGTGGGCACTGCTGGATTTGAACCAACGACCTACTCCTTGTAAGGGAGGTATTCTATACCACTGAACTAAGCGCCCTCATTTAATATCAATTTATTTAGTCTTGCTCTTTCTCTAACAGCACCTTTTCCAGCACCTAACTTTTTATCTAACTTTTCAATTTGTTCTTCTGGAGAAAGTTTTCTTCTAGCTTCATTTCTTAATTTAGCCATTTCGCTTCTTTTTGCTGCAGATTTTTTCACAAATGTCTCCTAAGTTGTATTATGATAACGTCGACGAGTCTTTGATTTTTATAAGAACTAGGGAGCGGCGGTGTTGCCGCCCCCTAGCCCTATTTGGTTATTTTTTCTACCACGAAGAATAACCTTTCATGTAGTATCATAAATTCAAATTATGATAAACTGTAGCGCATGTTCTAATGTTAACCACTCATTTTAGTTTGAAAGGCTTGCTCTACCACTGAGCTACCCGGACATATTTTTATGGGGTCCGGGGAGAGGATCGAACTCCCGACCTACCTTGAAGCACTCGTCTTACATCTTATTGTATGAGTGCAGAGTGGTAACACGTTATTGACATGCTACGGTTGTTTAAGTTTGTGGTGCGATAATTTTAACTTTAATTTGAGTTTTATTGCGCATCCCTAAATTCCAGCATTGAGTCTGTATTTTTGAGATGCGCATCAAGTTAAGTTTGCACCATTTATTAAACACTATCCATGAATATAATCAAAGAACTTTGCTGCGATTTCTTCCGTTTTGACTTCTTGTTCATTAGCTCTCATTCTTGCTTTCTTAACTTCTCTAAGAAGAGCATCAATTCGACCAAGAAGTTTTGACTTTTCTGAAGGCGTTAGACAACCACTCCAATACTTTGTGACCCATTTACCAACAACTTTATCTCTGCTAATCTTTTCAGTTTGAGCAGGGAACTTATCAGTTGCTTGATAAAGGACTAACGGTTCAATAACTTTTTCAGTCTTGAACGTTTCAATCTCTGTTGATACATAAGTATTATCGTTTGCTGTATCTTTATTCCAATTTCTACCTGGCTCAACTGTTGGTATAATTGAATAAAGACTTCTTAATTCACTTAGTTGCGACTCCATCGTTAAAAGAAATGTTGCTGGAACACCTTCCAAAAGAGTCTTACCATCAATTACAAGATCAGCTTTAGCTTCAGTGTTCGCAACTTCTTTTTGATAGATCGCATTGATAGCTCTGATAACATGCTCTTTTACATAATCAAGCTTATCAATGACTGTTGAATCCATTTGCTTTTCTTCTGGTGCGTATTCGAGCGTGCCTTCTACTAGTTTTTCATAGTGACGATATTGGCCAAGAAAGTGCCCTCTTTTATCAGTAAAGGTTTTCTTTGCTTCATTGATCACTTTTGCCGAAGTAGCTTTTAAGCCACTTTCGACGGCTAGAACCTCATGCAATTTTCCCATTTTCTTCTCCTTTTTTTAGTTTGAGTTTTATTTTTTTATTATATAAATGTCTACTCAAAAGTAAACAGTTATTTTGGTCAGGATGGGAGGATTTGAACCTCCGACGTCTCGGGTCCAGACCGAGTGACCTAAGCCAAGCTAGCCCACATCCTGATATCTTTTTGGAACATTTCTTTCCGCTACATCTTCAAAGAACCTGTTCTCTAATGAATTTAAGTAATCTATATACTTATTAGTTTCTTTAATAGCTTTATTAAATAGTATTTTTGACTTTCTACAGATCTCTCTACACTCTTCTTCAGTAGAACCTACAAAAGTCATATAATCATCTGTATTAGTCTCATCTAAATATTCACGATATTGTAAGTTGGAGCGCAGGGCTGGATTCGAACCAGCGACAATCCCGGGGTTGCAATCCGGTGCCTTAAACCACTTAGCTACCCGCGCTAATATATTTTTCAATTTAGATCCTTTCTAACTCTTAAGAATGTTGGAAATCTAAGACTCTTATCCTTAGTAGCCTCTTGAGCTTTTACTTCTATAATTAATCCGACCATCTTATCTTTATCTTTCCAGAACTTTTCTCTTTGTTCATCTGTATATCCGCCACCGACTCTTACTTCAACTCCGTTATAATCACAATAGAAAGCTCCAAGTCGTTTACTATTCTTACCTTTACCAATTGCTGCATATTTAATAATAACATCAACTGTAATAAATTCTTTCCATTTAATCCAGTCTTTTCTTTCTCCAAATGGATACTTTGATGCTAACCTCTTTAATACTGCTCCCTCGTATCCTTGCTTTTTAAATCCATCAAATATCTTTTGAGCATCTAAGAAGTTTTTTGAACAATTATAATGTTCTACAAATTGAACATGATCAGTTAATAAACTAGTGATCCTAGCTCTTCTTACTGAAATTGGCTTTGTTTCTTTTGACCTCCATTCATCAATAAGTAAAGCATCAAAACAATGAAAATGAAGAGTATCAATCTTTGCATGAGGCTCGTCTTCAGTCATTACTATACTTGCAGTTTCGTTCCAATCATCAGCAATTATTTCACCGTCAAGAACACAATTATCGTATCCATTATCTAATATTTCTCTTTCTATAATCTGAGTATTAAATAATGGCTTGTTATTTCTTGACATGAATTTACAAATACCATTCTCTATAAATATTAAACAACGAAATCCATCTAACTTTGGTTCAATAGTAAAATCGCCTTCAGGTAACACAGCTGTTTCACCTCGTATATATTCAAACGTATCACACAACCCTATATCAAACGTTGGTATAAGCTTATTAAAAATTTTATTAATCGTTTTAATACCAAACCCAGCTTTGAGATCTTTCTTAAACATTCTTATTAACCATTTACGAGCTATCTCGTTTTCACAAAGAGTTAGATCCCTAACAGAATCTCTTGCAGCGTGTCCCGTAATCTTCTTACTAGTTAAATCATCTCTTAAATCTAGTAATTCATACATAGTAGGTATACTTTCATTATATAAGCTACCATCGTCCCACTCGACAACTCCATAGACTAAATATGGATTATAAACTGTTTCTAAGACAAACTTGAGCGTTTCTTTATCTTTGAACTCAGATAAAAGAAGCTCTTTTTCAGTTCTCTTACTCGTTGACTCAATTCTTTCAAGAAGATTGATCACATTTTCCATTTTTTGCCTCCGTTACGTTAGATAATAATCAATATCAGCCGCATTTTTTCTTTTAGCATACCAAGGGACTCTAACTCTACCTCTTCTATGTATTATATTGTGACATCTTTTACACACCCACATGAGATCGTCGTAGGGTTCATCGAAGATGTGCTCATATGATTCGTGATGTAAGATGGAACCAGTTTTTTCTCCGCATTCCATACATATACTGTCACAAAATTCTTGTATAGTATTCCGCTTTTCTTCCCATTCGACTGAACGTAAATAATATCCATAATCTTCTGCTGTTATTAACATAAGTCATCCTTGACGTCTTGGCGGAAGGAGTAGGATTTGAACCTACAAGGCTTTTACGCCGGGAACTTAGCAAGCTCCTGCCTTACCAATTAGACTATCCTTCCATTAGTTTTCAAATTTAGGGCATTCCCATATAGGAGTAACAATATTGTGATCAGTGCAGTTATCAAAAGTTCTTGTTGCAATAACACAATTTTCTTCTCTGTTATCTGGATGGAAATGTTTACATCCTTGCCAGCATAGACAATATTCTCTGTGCTTTCCCATTAAGTCTTCTCTTACAGCGACTTGTTTTCCATGATGCTCGTATCGAACAAATTGTGATTTGTATTTTAGTGCCATTTTTAGCTCCTTGCGTATTTTTCTGCTCCCTTAAAATGAGTTTCTTTTCTTACTTCGAATCCAACATCAAATCCTAATCTAAATACGATCATCGTATAGACTATAAACAAACAACTTAATCCCAAAATTAACATTACTGTTCCTGCCATTTTCAGCTCCTTTGTCTGGAAGAGGGGGCAGGATTTGAACCCGCGGAGCCTTTCGACCCTCCTGCTTTCAAGGCAGGTGCACTAAGCCGGACTATGCGACCCCTCCGTATTTTCTGGTCTTACTTCTTGAATGACGATATATTCATCTTTACTATGATTGCTTTCTTCAGTTAAAATACTCTCTTTTGTTGGGAATAACTCTAATCTTAATTGTTGATAATGTTCAGCGAACATAGAACTATGCTTTATCACTCCTGTTGCAAAACAAAGTAATAACTCTTTTTCCTTTTCTTCATATTCACCATACAGATCTATCAAAGAACTAACTTTTTCAACTAATAATACTATTTTGTTTTTGTTAATATATTCTTCTAATTTTACTTCATTAATCTCGTCAATCGTCATAGAAGAAATACATTCACAAAATTGCTCTATTGATTTTAATAATCTTATTCTTTTCTTTCTTACGTTTGGTAAATTACATTTGTAACTTGGTATCGCGTGAGTATCTACAATTGCATTATAGAATGCATCAAAGATCTCGAACTTATTAAAGTCATATTTGCTGAAATCAATATCCCTATTGCACTCTTTGATACTTCTTGGTATAAAATCTATGTTGTTGTTAATGTTCTTCCATAGAAATTTATACTCTTTAATCAAATCTTCTTTCTTCATATAGTAACTCCTGTCCTATATATTTATTAGGACTCGTTGACCGATTTGATGTAATAATAGCCATCTCTCAACAGGGTTACGAAGCTTAATTCGCATACTTTTCTAGTATCAAATGGCTTAGTGATATAATGCCATCCATTTGGTGACTTTATTTTATCTAGAACTTCTGCGTTAGCTTCTTTTAGCTCAACAGATAGCGCTTCTAAACACGAAATATTTTCAGTATCTACATCTAACATGAACTTCTTATCTCCATAGATGCTCTTTCTTTGCATCAATGCAGTTCTCCAAGTGCTATCTACATGAGATGCATGTTCGGGGTGATCAATAAGATCATGAAGTAGAACTCTCAACGCTTTCTTAACGCATCTTGGATTAACTGTCTTATGTATGCGCCAGTTCCCTCCAAGAACTCTTAGTTTTGCTTCTAAGACTTCAAGCTCGTCTCCTAAACCTTTATCGATAGATCGCATACACGATCCATCTCCACCCTTCGAGACTCTCTTAAAAGCTAAATATACGTGAACAAAATCACTGTGAAATCTTTTTTCTCTGTTAGACACGTTTACCTCTTTTAGTTGGCCCCCTGTGGGAGAATCGAACTCCCGTTCCAGCATCGACAGTGCTGTGTCCTAGTCCACTAGACGAACAGGGGATTATAGTAATGTCAAATGTCCAGTTATCGCATCTATTTTTTCAGCTTCATCTGGTCCTAGAGCAACACAAGTTGTTGTTTTTACTCCATCGAATTCTGTCTTACCACAATCCTCTATAACAGCATGTGGTATACCAGCTTCATAAGCATCAATACATATACACTTTAGCGTTTCTAAGTCTTCACAACCTACAACTACTTTTGTGAATATCCCTTCAAACCACTCCTTCATTTTTGGAGTAAGACAAACGCTATATTCATAAACACAACCTTCGTTTAAGATATTATAATGTTTTTGTCTAAACGACATTCTTTCAAAAATTACTTTCATGCTTGCGTGAGCAACTTGAGCTGCAAGCTTGCCCTTTCTAATATTGAGATCTTTTCTAACTACTATAACTTGTTTGATCATGTCTGTAACACCATTTGTAATACAAAGTTTATAATAAAATACCAAATAACAATACGCGATAAAGTAAGTCCAGACCAGACAAAAAATCTTTTCCATCCATACACTTTTTCGTCATTCATACTTTTCTCCTTTTTGGTAGAGGTGGTAGGATTCGAACCTACGAAGGACTTACGCCCGCGAGAATCAAAATCTCGTGCCCTCGGCCTCTAGGCGACACCTCATCACATATTAATATCTTTCAAAAGTCTTGATATAGCGTTTGGATGTTTCTCAATATAATCTGAAAGTCTACTCATAGCTTTTTCGTGTTCAACTTGTTCTTCGGATAATTGAATTCCAAAATACTTTTTGAAACTTATACACCCATCAAAACAAGGTTGTTGAGATCCACACCCAAAACAAAATTCTTTTTTAGTCTTCTTTTTTGTCATCAGCTAATACCATTTCTTTATTACATACTTCGCAAGTTCTTGTTTTAAAACATGACATAACTTCGTTACCACATTCGCACGTATACTTTTTAGGCTTACTAAAAAATATATCTGCAGCAGCTTTACTATCAATAGCGTAAAGCCCTCTTGTCTTAGCATTTCTCGTTCCGCTCACTTTGCCCACCTTGTTAATATTTCTTGATCTATCTCCAATTTTCTCTACATCATACAGCTGTTCTGGCATGTTGCTGTTCTGTTTCATTATTGGCTTTACTGGTTGTTCTTGGCTCATCTTCTTCCTTCCATATACCATTGTATTTGTAGAATCTACATTCTTTACTTGAACAAAATCTATAAGTATTCAAGTGGCATTTACTTTTAAAATTCTTACAATGTAACATAATGTCATCTCTATATGTATTAGTAACTTCATTAAATAAAGTTAATAACTTTTACGCCTGGAAGGGATCGAACCTTCAACCTCGGGATTAGAAATCCCGTGCTCTAATCCTATTGAGCTACAGGCGTTTATTTAAATACTTGACTAATAATATTATCAAAATTCTTTCTCTTGTGAACATAAGTGCACTTAGAACAATCTTTAATAGGTTCGCTAATCATGTATATTGGAGTTCCGGGACACTTATCACTATAATAAAAGGGACAAAAACAAAACATACAATTGATCTCTTTCATATCGTGACAAGGATAAAAATCACACATTTTATTTTCAAAGAAATTATATCGCATAACAAACCTTTTTAAATGTGCCTACTAGGACTCGAACCTAGAATCTCTTGATTCGTAGTCAAGTATGTTCTCCTGTTACACTATAGGCACTCAATAATGGGTCTTGAGGGATTCGAACCCAACGCCCTGGCAATTATGAGTCGCCTGCTCTACCCTAGTGAGCTAAAGACCCTAAAGTTTATTTATTTTTTCAAATGACGAATCAGTTAGTTCAGAGATCATAATTCTCATCTCTTTATCTTTAAAAAATTTACTTAATAAAGAAGGTTTCTTTATAATGACGTGTAATTTTCTTGAAAGATCATCAGCTGTAAATTCGTTGATAAGATCTCTTTTAAGTAATTCTTCTAAAATTAAATCTTTAACTTTGTTAGAATGACTTTCTAATTGTTCGACGTCCATCGTCCATGTGTTAATTGCCATGTCCAGTCTCCATCATGTATAAAAGGTTCTTTCTAATCTTTCTTACCTGTTGTTCTTTACCAAACAAATGAAAATCTCTAAGATTGTGCATCATATCTGCTGTTTTAACTAGTCTAGCAATCTTATTTTTATTACATCTTTTAATGTATTTTTCATAACTCTCATTTTCTCTATGCGTTATGGCTTCAACTGCTTCAATAATATATTCCTGAAATCCAAAATCTCGTAATAAATCGTATGTAACGTCTGTATCTTCAACGATATCATGTAACAAACCTACTATCTGATACTCTATGTCGTAATCTCTTAATGACTCTGCAACCGCTATGGGGTGAATGCAATAGGGCTCTCCACCAAACCTTCTTGGGACTCCACCATGAGCTTCAACACATAACATAAGAGCTCTTTCATATAGTCCCGGTTCGTTATAGTTCATTTTAGCTCCTAGTCCATTTGAAAGAGTTTATAAATTGCATACAAAAACCAAACAAAACCCGTCTGAAATTCAAATCTTCTTCTTGTAATCATAGAGTGTATTATTTCAAGCGATGTTACAATACCCATTATTTCATAAAATCTCATGTATCACTCCATTTTTCTTCTTAACCCAATTAGTAATAAATGAAATATTTTTACCAATCATCCATTTCCCTATCGGAGCTGCATCAACAACGATATCATTTTCAACATCTATTCCAAAACAAGCATACGTAATATCTATTCTGAATATTTTCATTTAATTATCACAAAGTATAGCATTATTAAAAAAGTCCCTACATACGCTATTAAAAACATATTAATCAATTTCGAATATGCTTTATCTAAAGAATCTTTCCATTCTATAAATTCAGTTACAGTCAAAGTCTTATCAGAAATCTTATTTGTGATTTGTTTAATGTTTAACATATTGACTCCTTTAATGGTTGGCTCGGCAAGAGTTGAACTTACGTCTAACGGTTATCGACCGTTTGCTCTACCATTGAGCTACGAGCCAATTTTTCTTCTTTTGTCCATTTCACATAATTACGAGTATTGATAATAATTGCTGGAGCAACAACTAATAATAATCCATATAACTTTGTATGAATAGAAACATATATCCAAATACTACAACCGACGATATTACATATAAATCCTATTTTATTTTTACCTCCTATAAACCAACTACCAGAAAGCTCTAATATTCCTGCGATCCAATCCATTTTTAACTCCTAATAATACCGAGGGAGGGACTTGAACCCCCACGCCTTGCAGCATATGATTCTAAGTCATACGTGTCTGCCAATTCCACCACCCCGGCTTAATTTAAAAACAAATATTTTTTTATGTCAAAATCTTTGAATAAAGTAACAAAATACTCTTCTATATCGTTAGATGAAGCTTCTTCTTGAATAATTCTATACAAATTTCTATCGCCGACCATCATTCGATTGCATAATTCTCTTATCTTTCTACTAACGAATGTTCCCGAACTCGTATTTTGTAACATGCTATTAAGAATTAGCAACGTTTTATGAACTAGAGCTTGTTGTATAGACATATCCCTATCGTGTTGTTCATAATCGTGATAAAAGATTATATCATTCGTATTGATCAAATTAAACATCTCTCTAAAGTCATCTACATAATCGTCCCAGTATCTATTAACCTTAGTCGAAAGATATCGAGCTTTTTCTGGATTAATAAGAGCAATAGATCTCTCATGATTAGCAGTCATAGACGGTTTAAACAAAATATGCATTGATTTAATATTCAAATGTTCTATTTGTTCGAACCTTTTATCATTAAAAATGATTTTCTTTATTGACACTTGTTCTATGATAACTTTATTTTTCAAAAAGCGTTTAAACTTGATCAACCAATCAACAGTCTGATCTATTGGAACACAAAGAAAGATAATATTAGACTTTTTTACTCGATCTATTTGCTCCTTGTATGTTTCGTTCACATCAATACAGTATATGTTCGTAGCCTTCGGGAATACCTTTAGTAGTCCTTGCAGTATGAACGAACCAATTTCTCCTTTGTATCCTACAACTAATGGAGATAGACTTTTATCCATCGCTCTGAGTCTCCTCTTCAATTAATGGAACTACGTTATCTATAGAAATATCTAAAGTAGTAGAAGTATCGTGATTTATTCTAGCTACGGGTTTTATTTCTACGTTATCGTTATCAAAGATCAATACTATGCCATTCGTCTTGTTGTAAATTATCCTCATTTTTAACTCCTTTTTTATACAGGAGGGGAGATTTGAACTCCCACGGTATTGCTACCACAGGGGCTTAAACCCTGTGCGCCTGCCAGTTACGCCACTCCTGCTTATTTTTCAGTTCTCATTGCTCTTACGCTATCAGAAACATGTGCGTAAGCAACTTTAATCCCATCTTTTGTGTTATCATAGTTGCTACATGATTGAGCCATAAATCCGTATGACATACCTTCAGCGATAGCATCCATATTAGCTGCAAGAAATACAAACTCCCAGTTATATTTTTCTTGTTGATGTTCAACCATTTGTTTGATCGTATCCCTACTGTATTCTCTACTTGAGTTTTCTTGTCCATCAGTAATAATACAAAAGATAACTTTATCGGGACGTTGATCTTCACTTAGATCTTTTAGCTCGTCACCAACGTTTGTGATTGTAGTCCCGATAGCGTCAAGTAACGCCGTAGAACCTCTTGGTTGATATGTATCTTCATTTAAAAGAGCAACTTCTTTAATGTCAACATTACTATAAGGAACTTCATATTGATCGTCAAACAATACTAACGTAATATCAGCGTTACCTTCTACTTTTCTTTGATCTTCAATAAATGTATTGAAGCCACCTATAGCATCTTCTCTTATTTGAAACATGCTACCTGATCTGTCTGCAATAAATACAATCTTAGCTTTCATTTTTAGCTCCTTCGTGTTTTAACCAATACTTGTCACAATTTTCCATTGCTTGTATTATTCTTTTAGCTCCAACGGGATTTTGAGAATGAACGGCCCAAGGAAATCTTTTTATCTTATTATGATATGCTAATTCTTCTATAAAACTAGCAACATCGTAACCAGTCATTTTATTAAAAGGATTCAATCCAAAATAGTGCTTAAAGCTCAGATCGTGATCAAAAGATATAAATGAAATGTGTTTACCTTTTTTAATATAATTTACTAGATCCTTCCCGCTTTTGAACCAAATATCAAAATGATCTGGCTTTTTTCTTACATCATCTAACCATATCCACATTACTCTCTCCCTTTGACATCGGGATACAAGGTAGAAACTTTGTCACTCATATAAAATTCTTTCGTTTCTATATTCATAATAGAAAGATATCCTGACCAGCCCGCGCCTTGATCAAGCAACCACACGTTACAAGCTTTAACGGGCTTAGATCCATCTAATCCAACTTGTTCGCACTTACGTCCCAATGTTTCAGTCGTCGTATGACCAATAAATATCTCATCATAAAATGGGAAATCTTTAGGCTTTGTATTACTTTTTCTAGCTATTACTTCATTTTGTAAAGCTCTTGCCATAAGATCTCTATTCCACATCATTTCATTTCTAGAAGTATTCTCGATACCTCTAAAAAAGTCAAACCCTCCGTGAACGAACAAGCATTTCTTTCCGTTGATCTCATCTTCTAAAAACAAATATGCATTTCTAAGATAATCGATATGAGATTGAGGTATACCTTCGGGCTTTACATAATCACCATGAAAAAATTCACTAACTTCTGGCATATACGACTTGATCGTATATATACCACCTTGTTGAGTCCAGATTCGAGGAGCATTTCCAGTTTCCATCCAGTCCAATGTCCATTCATCATGATTGCCAATTATATAAGTTGCTTCGATTTCTAGCAACAAATCAATACATCGTTTGGTTTCATGCCATCCATCGCAAACATCGCCCAGAACGATAAGCTCATCGACTCCCTTATTGAATTCTGATCGGTTCAGACATTGAACAATTGCCTCATAAGCGCCATGAGGATCTGCCATTACAAAAGTCTTTTTCATAATCCATTATACCCTTTTCATATCAAAAGTAAAACACTTTTTTATAAGTTTTCGCTACCAAATTGATTAATTAAGTGATCATCCATTACTTTACATAACCCCATACACAGCAACGCGTTACCTTTATACATAGATTTTACTAAAGGTTCTGCATTACCACCTTCAAATCTTTCATACGCAAAAATTGCATTTTCAGTTCTATTCGCTATTTCTTCAAACAGAGCTTCTATAGGTAATAATGATAAATCGCTATTCATTTCGTATTCCTCCCATTATAAGTATAAATAACAATTACGTAGAAAGTTAAAAAAAGCCCCATAAAAACTAATCTATGGGGCTTTTTAAATGAAATATTATATTAATTATCTACTAAAGTATGTCCTCCGTTACTTCAGCGCCCTGTGCTAGGATTATGAAGTCCAACACAATAATTTCAGCTGATTTAGTAGGTTTAATATAAATCTTAGCCCATAATTCGTTTCTATCTACTCTAGCCGCTGTGTTTGTAGTTTCATCACAAACAACACGATATTCGCGAATACCACGTCTAGCCCTGACATCTTCGAGTAATGGATCAAATGTTCTTTGAACCAACTTCCAAGTAATTGGATCATTGGGTTCGAAGACGAAATACTTAGAGAATCTTGCTGCAACTTTTCTCAAGTATAACATAAGTCTTCTTACATTAACTCTATCCAATGCCGATGGTTTTCTTTGGAGTGTTCTTTGACCCCAAATAGTAATACCATCTTGAACAAAATTAACAATCGGGTTAACTGCATTACCATCTCCATACATAATATCTCTAGCACCTAAGTTAGGAGATATTTCTACATTGAGAGCAGTAAGTAATCTTCCTCTATTTAGACCAGCAGGAGCAAACCAAGGGTCTGTTACCTGATCAGTCAATGCGTATTGAGCAAGAACTGCTCCACAAGGTGGAACATAAAGCTTAATAGCATTATCAGAGTCATAAATTTCAAGCCATGACCAATAAAGAGCACCATAACTCGAGTTAAGAGCTTGAGTATTACCGAGTCCCTGTCCATTATGCCATGCAACAACTTCTTGCACATTAAGACCAAATGGAGGATCTATAACACACATACAATCTGCTCTAGATTCACATAGTTGTAAAAGAGCTCCCATAACTGGAGTAGAACTTTGACCAGGAATAGCAAGCAAGTTGACGTTGATTTGTTCTGCATCTGCAAAAGTCTGAAGACCAGTTGGACCATTTGTCAATGGATTAAGAGCGACACCAATATAATCAGCATCAGCAACTCCAACAATACCATTTGCTCCACCAGTAAGATAACTACCTGAATCTGTTGGGTCGAAGTCTTTCAAGTCACCAGATATAGTTGTATCATCATCAACAGTAATGTATTCAGATCCACCGATACCTTGTTGAGGATTGATTATTTTTTCAATATATTGATCTTCATCAACATTAGCTAAACCTCTAAGAACTCTGTTAAATCTTTCAACTTGAACGCCATTATTAAAAACATTAATGTTAAAAGAACCATCGTCGTTATTAACAACACCTATTGATAGATCATTTCCCCAAGTTCCTTCTGAGTTAGCTGATACAGTCATAAGAGTAGCTGTTCCATCTACACCTGCAGCGCCAGTAGAAGTTCCACTTTGTGAACCAACTGTAATACCTAAAACTGTATAAGCATTATTAGCAATCGCTTGATATTCTACTTCAGAAGCAGAACCAGAAGTGTTACTAACAATCTGTAATGCACCAGAACCATCATCTTGTGCAACGCCACCAATTAATGTTAAATTAATTGTAGTAGCTAATTGAGCAGCTGTTTGAGTTCCAGCAGCTAATGTGATCTCTTGAGCATCATTACCATCAATCGCAACTAAGATCTTGTCATCAGCGCCAGTTACAATTGTGTAAGGTTCGTTATTAGTTGCAATAATATCTGCAACTGTTGTGTTAGTAAATGCAAACAATGCATCATCTGCATTAGCTATTTCAACTTGTGAACTAGCGCCATTTGAATTAGAATTAATCTTAATAGTATCGCCAACGCCTACTTCAGCGTAACCGCCTACTATTTGTAAATTAATTTCATTAACTAAATCGGCTGCTGGAAGAGCAACTCCTTCTGTTAACGTGATAGTTTGAGTTGCTCCACCATCTATAATAACTTTAATAACATTGTTATCAGAAGTTACAGTATACGGTTGTGCAACTGACGAGATCATAGAAGATCCAGTTCCGTCAATTAAATCTAATTCTGCTTTTGCAAGAGCATCACTACCCGTAGTAGCTCCAACTCTTACAACATAAAGCTTGTTACCTTTTTCCAAGAACTGCAATGCAGCATACGCAAGATATGATGTTGGTGTAGGCGTGCTAAATGTGTCCACAAATTGTTGTGGTGATGTTATTAGCGTAGGCACATTAACTGGGCCTTTCTTAGCTGTTCCAATCATACCTGTAATTGACGTGCTAGCAGCTGCTGGATATAGGCTTAAATCTGTTTCTCGTGTGTAAACACCAGGACTGACATACGTAGCCATAAGAATATACCTCCTTGTATATTTTAGAATTCATTAAACGTTAATTATATCATCGACAGCTTTAACAACGACACGTCCAAGTCTTTCTAAATTTTTCTCATGGCCGCTTAGCTTTGTTCTGTCAACGACGATACTTTGCTTTGGAAGAAGTTGTTTTGTTTCGTTATCTTTTCTCCCTTTTACAAGCAAAGGAATCGTTTGCATTGTTTTGTTCGTAATTTGAACTTTTGACATGCTTATCTCCTTTGTATTAAATTAAATTAGTATATTTTTCTCATTTTTTAGTTGGAGTATAGGCCATCCCTACGTTCCTCTTCACCTAGCGGCTACTTCTAACTGTTAATAGTCTAAACATAACTTTCTTATTTGAGTTATATTTTAATGATAGTATACTTAACATATTGTTAACAACAATAGAACCAAAGTTTCTATTATACTTCTCTTTCAATTTACTTTTTATAGACTTGATTGTAAATTCTTTATCAGAAAGTAGAAGCTTTTCAATGACTTCTATCCATTCTTGATTAATCATAGTCTACCGTTTCTTCATTTAAGACTTCTTCAGTTTCTGCATCATACTCAACTGACTTCTTTATCCACGGATCAAGTCCGATTTGACCTTCTTTAATAACCATTTCGCCCATAACAACTACTTGAGTCTTTACAGTATCAACTTCTACTTTGTCAACTTTAAGCCAGCCTTCCATCGCGCATCTGATGTCCCATCTAACTAACTGTTCTGCTCCATCTTTGCTTTCAAGATCACTTACATCAGTAATGCTATTTAGCTTCATTGGGATATCTTGATTGTCCACCCTAAAGTATTTATTAGGCCCAAATTCGGATAAGAATTGCTGCCACAAGTAATTCATATCTGCTTTATACTTTGTCCATAAACTGAATGAATATGTTAGTTCAAATGGACGATCTTTCTGATAACGAGTAGCCTTCATTTGATTACCACTCTCATACATCTTTTGTTTAGAATATCTCATATGAGTTGGTAATTCTCTAGGCCAATCAAAAGAGAAATCAGATAAATAAAAGCTGATAATTGGAATATTAGTTCTATTCTCTCTAAGATCAACTAGCTTTTCATCTAAGTTTTTTATCTTTTGTCCATCAGGTAAATGTGATGGAGCTCCCTTAAGTGCATTAGCTTTCATGGGATAAGCGTAAATGATCTCTACATCTAAATACTTGTCGTCTCTAGGTATCTGCAAGTTCAAGTCTTTTAGCCATTCTATAATAGCTTCAGAATACTTTCTAAAAGCTTGCTCATCTTGCTTGATCACATCAACTCCGTGACCCTCGTATGTTTTTATAAATTCATCGTATGAAATCATATTATCCCTCTAAAGACTGTTTCATCCCATCTTTATGTCTATCAGCAGATTGCGCTACAAACTTTGAAAATACTCCAAATTCGTCATGTGTTGATAACCATACTGAAGGATAGTTTCGTTTACCCTTCCTTGTTTCTCCAAACTCATATAAAAATGCTTTTTCGTAGTCGTTATCACTTTCTGGAGTAATCTTTATCTTTCTTTTACCGCCACCAACTGTTCTAGTTTCTAATTTTATTGAATAGGCATCTTTATGAAAATTCTTAATCTTTTGATTTAATCTTTGTGTTATAGTAACTCCAAGATTATCTGCAGAATTATTAAGAACTGTATTATTAAGCTTATCTTTCAAGTTTTCAAATAGCGCTTTAGCATTATTAAATACAGCCATCTTACTCACCATATAAAGGATCTGGTGTGTGATTTACTCCTCTATCCTCTATAGATTGTTTAGATGATCTACCAATCAAATGAGGTAAGTCACCAAGTCTCAGTTTGCAAAGAACATATTCAGTTATATAATCAAACTGGAAATTATTGTCGTTCTTAGCATACATACATTCAAAGATACGATTGTATGTATCTACAATAAGATCTCCAGGCTCAATTTCTCGCGGCAGTTTGGAATCTATTTCTTCTTTATTGAACATGATTAACATGTCTATCCCTGCCGCGTCAAGCCCCCATTTGTTAAGTTCAAAATCAACCGGGTTTGGCTGATAAAAACCTATAACATTTGTGTAAGGGCTCCCATATACTGGGTTCGTATCTTCTCCATAAAGAGGATCACCTATCTTTGAGTCAAGCAAATACACAGTTGAAGGAGCTGAAATTATTTCGTTTAGCTCTCTGTCATAATGACTAGCTAGTGAAGCATCTCTATTCTTATTTTCTTCATACATTCTAAATAGAGCTTCATCAACAACCTCTGGAGACTGAAAGTCAGGTATAGCGTCTTTATTTTGATCTACCATAATATTATCCTTTTAATCCAGAAAGTTTTTTAAAATCGTCAAATATATATTCATTCGACTCTTGAATTTGAACATATTGTTTCGGGACATAGACTGCAACATCATCTCCATCAAGAATACCCATAACATAAGTATTTTCTAATTCACCTTCTATTCTACCATATTTCCCGATATAATTATCCCAGTCTCTAGGACCATTAGCATGCATGATCAAACCAACTTTGCCTAAGTTGTCAGTCATCTTTTTTACTTTGTTGACTTCTTTAGCAGCTTGTTTAGCTTCAGGAGTAGCTAATTCGATATCGTCAGCGTGCTTCTTAGCAACTTCTTTTCTACCTTTTAGAGTGTAATATGTAATCTCATACATATTATTGTCTAATACATTATCGATAACTCCCTTTAAACCAACTTTCATAAACTGGTCTTTGTAGATGATTTCGTCACCCTTTTCAAGAGGCTCAGTATCTAAAACAGCTTCATCTTCACTGATCGATTCTCTAAGATTATTTATCTCTTCAGTAGCTCCATACTTCTTTTTTAACTCGTTGTATTTCGCTATAATTTCGTCTCTAGAAACTTCTCCCATTAACTTTCCGCCACTCGCTTTTATATTTTCTTTTGTCTCTTGATGAGCTTCACCAGCGAACCATCTTTCAAGTTCAGTATTTGTTGAGACGTAACTATCGATATGTTTATACGCGTATATATTTGCAGTATGATGTCCACCACTATAATATATTTCTAATGTCACGAAATACTTGCCATCTTTACTTTTAGATATTAAGCTTGTATCTACGTGACTTTCACTGATTGAATCTTCGTCGACTGATTTGTTCTTACGTTGACGAACTCGTCTCAATTTATCTAATGAAACCCACTTACCGTGACCAGAGTCTTGCATGTGTGGAGCTATAATGTAAGCTGTTCTATCTTCCCAGTCAATCTCTCTAATAACCATCACATCATTACCATAAAATACTCTATCGCTAATACTAAATTCGTATGACTCATTGACTGATTCGTCAACGCTAATATACTTATCTCCAACTTTTTTGAATTGCGACGGCATATTCTTAACCCATGAATCCATGAACTCTTCAACAAGCTTTGTCAGATCTTCTATAGTCATATCTGTGATACTCTGATCCATAAAAATTTCTGCGATCTGTCTAGCAGTAGGCTGATCTATATTTGAATAAGTCCAAATATCAGATATCGCATCGTCAATAGCATCGTCTGACATTGCTTCGATATATCTCTTAATAGGTTTTTTCAACGATTCATTTCTCTTTTGTTTCTCGATTTGATTAAAATACTTATGCGCTTGGTTTGCAGATGTGTTACTCGCATCATTACATCCAAAACACGTCTGTCTATTCTTATCAAAGTCCCATTTAGTTATATGCTTACCACATGTCTTACATTTATACTTGCCTGATAATTTCGCTTCATTAACTGACTCTAAAACTTCTATTTTATTCTTCCAGTTCTCTCCAAATGCTT